ATCATAGCTAAGCCGCCATTTCTAAAGTACTGACGGTTAGACATCTCTCCGCCATTAGCAGCATTTTTTCTAATGCCTAAGTCAAAACCTTGAAATACAGGTTGAGGATTTAAATCTGATCTTATTGAATTTCTTACGTCTCGTAATCCGCCTGAGGTTTTTTGAGTGTAGTCTTTTACAGCTTTACCGTATAACAAAGCTAATGCTGCCATTTTAGGATCTATACCAGACCCTCCGCCTTTGCCTGATAAAATTCCTTGACCTCCGGGTCCTGTTCCCAAGGCATCTTCAACGCCTTGCGGTAAGAACATTGAACTTAATTTTTCTCCTACGCTCTTGCCTCCAAGAAAACTTCCGCCTGAAGCGTTTGGAACAAAAGCTGCTTGATCAGAGGCAGGTAATTTTCGGAAAGCATCTGGAGTAATAGTTTTTCCAGCAGCATTAACATACTGATCTGGAACATTATTCATAGGAGAAATACCCTTTAAAGGATTAAATCCTTGAGTTCCAAATTGACGAGTATGTAAAGCTTGATCAGATGCAGGCATTTTTAAGAAATCTGCCTCAGAAACAACATTACCAAAAATATCCTTGTATCCAGAAGTAAAGTAATCCATTTGCCCTGTATTTACATTAAACTTACCTGCGTTACCGCCAAGCAATCCACCAAAGCCTTGTTTAAGGTCACTAGCCTTGCTTTTCATAACATTTTGGCCGTATTCAAATGGTTTAAACGAAGACTTTCCAGCAGCGTCAGTAACGGAACCTATACTTTTAAAAGCTTCTCCAAATCCACCACCAGCAGTTTTAAATGCTCCAGAAGTAATATTTTTTAAAGCACCATCTTTACCAAAAACGCTTTGATTACCACCAGCAGCTAAAGTCATGAGATCTCCAAGACCACCTTCCCCTTTAGCAATTTTTAATGCCGCAGCCCCTTTTTGATATACAACGGCAAATGATTGCCAAGGGCCAGGTATAACAGCAGCTATTGGTGCTATTTTCTTAACTACTTTTTTAACTTTTTTGGCTAGTTTTTTGAGGAAGCCAAACTCTGCCATACCGGTAATAGGGTTGATAGACATTCCCTCACCAACGGTATATTCGTTTAGATCAAGTCCAGCAGACTCCATTTCTTTTCTTATTATTGCTTTAGTGCTGTCTGATATGACTGGTGGAATCGCCATTTCGCCTTTTGTCATGTGGGCTATAAACTTATCGCCGCCCCTTCCTAGAGCTGCTATTCCTTGTCCTGAATTATCTATTTTGTTCATTTTTAAATTTTACCCTATTCTTCTATACATTTTAACCAAAATACTAGTAAGTATCTATTTCCTGACTTAACCGACAAGCCTCTATGCATGTGCGTAAAGCTCGGAAATATTAGAGCGTGGCCTGTAGGTAATGGTTTAACTGTACCACGATTTAAAAATTCAGTTCCGCCACCTTCATAATCACCAGTATTTAAAGGGACGACCATACTTATTTCTGCACTAGCATCATGATGCCAAGCGCCTTGTTTCTTACCCTTTAAATTATAATTAGCTATTTGAATTCCGCCTGCGTTAACATGCCTATTCCAAATATTTAAAAATATAGGATTACCTATAGTATATATTGTTTGCATTAAGGATTGGAAGATTTCTGGGCAATTATCTTGCAAAGTTATTTCTGGAATTTGTCGTAAAGTATCTTCTTCTTCGTTTGGAATAAATCCATAAAAGTCTTCTAAGTTCTTCATTTCGTCTACAAGTATTTTACAAAACTTATCAGAGAAGAATGGAACCGTATAAACATCCTTTAAAGGCTCTTTAATAATATTATGTAATTTGTTTTTTTTAGGAGAGATATCTCCTAAGTTTTCGTAAAAATCAACAATATCTGGTAATGACTCTTTTACGGCCTTAAATGTTTTATCTTGTATGTACCAGTCGCCAGGATAGGCTAACAATAGATTCTTAAGCTTGTACTCTTCTTCTTTCTTTTTTAACTGTACCATCTTTCAATACCGTAGCCTGTAATATTTTCTGTTACGTTTATAGAAACATTTCCGTTAGTAGTGACTGTAACATTACCTAAATGAGATTGTATTTCATATCCAGTATCAAGACCTCTTTGCCCAATATCTTGCCAATAAAGGCCATCATAAACCTGTAATACTTCTAATGAGGTATTCCAGATAATACTTCCTGCTAAGAAGTTTAAAGTTCCTCTTTGTTCTGTACTTACTTGAGTGGTGTTATCTACGTCAACAGATCCAAGATTTATTTCTAGTATTCTTACTAGCCTATTAAATATTTCTGGAGACAGAGGTCCTGTTGCAACAGGTAATTGGGTTTGTAAGATCTTACTCATTTTCTACCGTCAGTTCTTATATCAATCCTTGTAGCTCCAATCCTCCAGCCTATAGATAAGTTAGCGTCATTTATAGCATCATCATCTGACTCAAATCTTAGAACCATCTGTCTAGCTCTTCCTCTTACGAATGTTTGTTGAGTTGTTTCAGTTATTTTATTAGTAGAGTTTACTGTTAATGTGTCTCCAGGAAAGTTTCTTGTCTTAACAACAACATTAACGTTGCCAGAATTTGTATTCTGTAAAAACTTAAAATCAGGTATTATCTTTCTAAGGAAAGTAAACTGCTCTCCATCACCTATATCAAAGTCAGAACTTTCAATAAATACTCCAGTCATAGGAGATCCGTCGTCGTTAAACCCGTCCTCATGTTTGTATATGTAATTCTCACTTACGGCTCTAGGGTAGTTTTCTATACCAGCGTCTAACCAAGCTGTTCTGCTTAAAGTTCCGTAGTACCAAACATTATCTCCGTAGTTGTATATAACATACCTGTCTATTTCTGTTGAACTGCTTGAACAGTAGTACCAACCAATTTCATTTTTATCCGCAATAGTAAATGCATGAATTTTAAAAGACTGTAAAAGATCAATATCACTAAAAACATAATTATGAACAGAACAGGGTAAATGTTGAATCGTGCCATTATAAATATAAAAGTTGTTGTAACTCATCCAGTAAACTCCAGAAGGAGTTGTAATGGCTGCTTTAGGCCCTACTAATCCTATACCCTCGTTTATTAGATTAACAGCAAATGTAAAAGGAGGGCCAACAAACTGCATGCTGTATAAAGCAGTATCTGTCCATATAAGAACTTCTTGTCTTGATTTAACGGCACCAATAATTGAAGATCCAGAAGAAAGTCTTAAGGATCCTGATGTATTTGTTGTTAAAGGCTCAAACTGTAAGTCATTTTCTTGATCGCTAAATGCTATAAACATAGGATCTATAACACCAGTCCTTGTTGTACCAGAAAGAGTATCTGCTCCTAATACAATAAGATGTCTGTCTTTTTCAGATGTAATAACTTGTAAAGCAACAGTAGGAACTTGATTAGCACCACTAATTCCAGAAAGAGCTACGGCTCTTGTATTTGTGCCGTTGTTCTCAGTCCACTTAAAAATACCAGCATTTCTTTGATTAATAATTAAATTTTCGCCAAAGTTGTCATGAGTCCATAAACGTAATTGATTGGTACTTGATAAGGCGTTAGCTGATCCAAAAGTTCCTTCTCCCCAAAAACCAGAACTCCAACCAGTACCAGCAACGTAAACATCAAGACCTACATTTAATTGATAAGCAGCATCTGTTGCACCTCCGCCGTTTCCACTATCACTTGAATTAGCAACAACGGCCCCTGAAGAATTTTTTGCCGTAAAAGTAAAGGTATTGGTTGTAATGGCTGTTATTTGATATTCTTGGTCTAAGACAACTGCTGTAATTGCTCCACCTAAACTAGCAGAACCAGATATAGTTACAAAGTCATTTACTACAGCTCCGTGATCGCTATCTGTAGCTGTTATTGTTGAGCTTCCGTTAGTAGCAGCAAATACAATACCATTAGTTGTAACCGCTCTTATTGGAGTAATGTCATTAAAGGCTTGACCTTCTTTTATATAATATTTAAAAGTAGTTCCTAGGCCAAGATACTTAGTACCTTCTATAGCTACCCAAGAATGCAAGGCTCTTCCCGTACCAAGGAAAGAAGATGGTGTGTCCTTAGACCATCCACCAAACTTTTCTGGTCTTCCTTTTCTAAAACGAACTAAATTGCAATCAAACCAACCGCCCTCGTTGTCGTAGTCGGTACCTTCTCTATTTATACCTGGTTTAAATATTGCTTTTTGCAAAGGCACATTAGACCTCGTGCCATTCTTTATTTTCAAACAATAGAGCTTCAGCTTCTCTACGTCTAATCAGACCTTCTAAGACTTTACCGCCTGCTTTATTCCAACGTTTAATCTGTTCAGGAACATTATCCCAATCTTTATTATTAATTTTTGTAAGTAATGTACTTGACGATAAGTTTGAAGGGCCTAAATTAAATACCCATGATACTAAAGAATCAAATTGATTCTGGTTTAAATCTACAGTTACTGCACTCTTTATATAACCCTCGTACTCTTTCATGTCTTCTTCTAGTATTTTATCTGCTTCTTGTTGAGTTACTAAGTCTCCTTCTTTGACATCAGCAGTATGACCATAACCTATAGTCCATACTCCTGCTGCGCATTTGTATGCGTTGTATTCGCAGCCTTCAAATTTTTTAATTAACGATAAACCTTCTTGTGATATGTTCATATTTAGTCCTGTTTG